TTATAATTTAAATTCAATAAATGTGATAATAATCTTCTTAAAAATACGTTTACATTCACAACTGATTTCGCCAAATATAATAATTGTTTTATATCACATATTTTCTTACATATATTTTTATCAGACTTTATGATACAAATATATTTTCCAATAATCTCATCATAAATATCACCATGTATTTTTTTAGTTTTAAAATATCCTAAAATATTTATAAAATTAAAATCTAAATCATTGTGTTTCTCAATAATTTTATATAAAATATCATCGTCTATTATGAATAAATGTTTAATAAATAAATTTTGAAAATATAAAANTTTATCTATTGTATTATGAATAGGTATTCTTATATTTATAAATCTACTTTTTAATGGATCAATAATATTATTATATTTTGAAGTCATAATAATAATTTTAGTTGTATTTAAACATTTTTCAAATAAAACCTTAAATTTATTTTGCATAGTATCACCTAAATATTCAAAATTATCTAATATAATATAGTGATAACTATTTGTATAATAATTAAATTTATTAACAATTTCCTTTATTAAATAGAATAAATTAATATCATCACTTATTTTTTGTAAATCAAAATAATAATGTATATTACTTTTTTCATAATAAATAGTTTTATATGATGATTTATTTGTTGATATATCAATATTTAATATATCATTTAAAATAGTTTTCGTTAATAATGTTTTTCCGGATTTTTTCGGTCCATATATAATTATATTAGCGTGATTTTTGTTTGATATTATTTTATATATTTTATATCCTATTTTATAATGGATTAAATCTGTGAAATTAATATTATGTTTATAATCTTCAAAAAGATTATCCATTAATATAAGTTAATTAATATATATGAAATTAATTCTAAATAAGAATAATATAAATTTAAATGATATAAATTTTATTTATAAAGGAAAATATATTAAATTAGTATATGATCTGAATAATGTTTTAATGAATGGACTTCATATTAGAATATATAATTTTAAAATATACAAAAATAATATGTTTATTTATATAGTATTATTAGATAAAAATGATATTATTTTAATAAATAATATAATAAAATATATAAATAGAAAAATTAATATTTATATATCATTACGCGATAATATTATTAGAATGAAAAACAATTCTAAAATAAATAATAATTATTTAGATATAAATATAAATAATATAAAAAGATTTAACGATAAATATATATTATACGTTTATAATAATGAATAATGATAAAGAATTATTTTATTTAATAGCAAATCCTTTAAAAATAAACAAAGAAAAAATAAAAAAACAAAAATATATAGATAAATCTTTATTTAATATGATTATAAAAAAGTATCCCCAATATGTAATAGATGATGATGATTTTGATATTATTAAACAAAATTTAGAAAAATTATTATCAGAATTAACTATTAATAATGTAACAGAAAATTTAATAAAAAATGTAATGAATGATGTCATAAAAACTATTTAATTTCAACACATTCACGACCAGTTGTTCTATTATCAGTATATCTTGATAAGTATTTTTTAATTTCTATATCATCATTTTCATAATGATAATGTCTTTTTTGTTCAATTGAATTATTAGTTGGTTTATCTACATAATTGTTACCTGTTCCATTACCATATAAATATTTTCTATAAAATAACATAATAGAACTAGCGTGACCAGATGTATTATGATCAATTATACGATTATGTTTTGATGGTCGAGTATTATCGAAATATAAGGTTTCACCTCCATAATTTAATATAATATTTTTAGTCATATCTTTATTATCATTATTGTAACCTGAATAATATAATATTCTACATAAATTATAAAAATCTATATACATATATTTAAAAATATCATAATGATCCATTGTCCCTTCGGGTCGGTAGATTAAAATGATTGAATCTAATTTACTAACGACTAAATCATAAAACCATTTTACAACTTTATCCTGAATTTCTTGTTTTAATTTTAGTAATTGTTTAGAAATTCTAGTACAATGAATAGTTTCGCCAGTTAAATAAATCGTCGAAACACTTTTATATTGGCCTGATATATTTTTAGATTCATCTATTAATTTATCAGCAGATGCTCTACTTAATCCCATATGGTTTCGAATAATAGAAAACATATCTGTATTATGTTGATAACAGTCTGGCAGGATTGTTTTTCTGACGAACCGCCCTTCTGATCTACGTAATTTATCTGACATTCTATACCCTTGTAAGAATGAACAAGTATATATTTTTTTGATGATACTTTTCCATCTAGGAACACCAATTCTTATTCCCTTATCATCTTTCCATTGATATGGTCCATCAATTATATTTTGATTTTTCAATACTTCAAATATATTATTAAAAATATATAAATTATCTCTAAAATCATTATAATGGATAAAATTATTATTATCTTTCATAAATTGTGGTTTATTTCTAGACATATTAATTAAAGCATTATTAAATATCATGGGAGTAGCATGTCTACCAGTAGATACAGCATCTGATTTACTTTTCCATAATTCTAAGAATAAATGAACATTTTTAAAATTTTTAAATATATATAATATTAAATAACTGATAAATATTTCATTATTTTTAAGAATAGATGATAAACTTAAATTTAAAGGATTACACATTGTAAAGTTATACTGATTTGCATACCTTTTGGGACATTCTGTGAAGAATTTGTGCGTGTCCACGCCAGGAACTATATATTGTTTAGATTTATTATTATTTTCATTACATAATTGAGTCCATTTATTATCATCTTTTTCAGCAGCGTCTCTTTCTACTGAGGACCATGTATGTAAATCACCGAAATTTAATAATAATGGCCCAGACCATAATTTAATTCGACCATAATCACATATACCACTAATAGAATGTATATTATCATCTAAAAATTTTTCTAATTTAGATATAGATTCATACTCTTTTGCTAATAATTTAAATTTGTTCCTTATTTTAATAATATCTTGTTTTTTTATGCCATTTATTAATATTGTTTTTTTATCTAACATATTATTGAAATCTTTAAGATTAGTCATGACAAATGTATAATCTAAGTTATTTTTATCTTTATTATTATATAAACTGGATTCATTTAATATATTATAATATTTTTTCAGATTTAGATCTTTTAAAAATGTATTATATTGATCATCATCAATAACTTTAATATTTAGCGATGCTCTGTACCAACTTTTAACTGAATTAGTTATTACTTTATTATATTCTGTTTTTGTTTTATTTAATAAGAGTTTTTCTGATAGAAAATTATATAGAACTTCGTCATTTGCGTATACATCTACTACATCATCTTCACTATATACGGTTATGTAATTTTTATATAATGTCAACTTCCTTTGTAAACGTGTTCGTGAAATAGATTCTAATTTAATACTATGTAATTCATCTTCATTATATTTATCAACTAAATCTTTCACATCTAATATTTTATTATATGATAAAACCTTAATAGAGGATTTTAATTCTTCATTATGTATACTACTATCTACTAAAAATAAAACTAATGGGATGGAAAGTTTATTCTGTTCATTTACTTTAAGTGAAATTTTAGGTGGTGATTTTTTAAGAGTTTTCTTAGGTTTAGGGGTTGATTTTTTAAGAGTTTTCTTAGGTTGGTTTTTGGGTGTGATTTTTTTTGGTTTGGGTGTGATTTTTTTTGGTTTGGGTGTGATTTTTATAGGTTTGGGTGTGATTTTTTTTGGTTTGGGTTTTGAGTCAGATTTAGTAGTAGATTTGAATTTCATTTTACGAGCATCTAATATTTTTTGTAAATTATCTTTGACTGATATATGTTTTGGTTCTGGTTTCATTTTACGAGCATCTAATATTTTTTGTAAATTATCTTTACCGGTATATTTTTTTTTAATTAGGTGGTGTTTATTATTATTAGGATTTTTAGCTTTTGGATTTAAAGGACAAGTTGACATATTCGCACCAGGAGTTTTACATAAAGAACATATTCCACCCCCATTCAATATATTCATATATAATATATAATATATTTATATTAATAAATTTGAAATTATATTAATATAAAATATAAATGTCAGATGATTACATATTTACTTTTATTAAAAAATCATTACAAAAAAAATTAATAAAAAATTTAAATATTGATCTAGAATTTAAAGATAAAAATTATGAAGAAATAATTAACAGGAGTGTAAATAAAATATTAGAAAATGAAATAGACTTTTCAAATATTGAAAAAAATAAATCAGATAGTGGTATTAAAAGACCACATGGGAATACAAAAATACTTGAAAATGGATGGAAGATATTAAATACATCGCGATTCAAAATATTAAATACATATATTAATAAAAAAAATACATCAATTAAATATGAGTGTGATGATGGTACTATTGTAGAATATTGTCCAATATTTGCATATAATAATAATAGAGAATTTAGAAAATGGTATGATGAACAGAAAACATCAGATAGTGGAGTAAAATATGATTATCCACAAAATAATGGGAAACTACCAGTGACGTGGTTTGGATTAATAGAAAATCAAGATTATTTTATAAATTCAGGACCTAATTATAATTTGTGGATGAATCAATCATTATCTAGTTGATCATCATCGTCACCTTCATTATTATCTTCATCGTATAATACAGATTTATTATTAATAGTATTTAAAATATGATCGAATATGGGTTTATTTTTAATATGATTATCAGTAATTAAACGAGGAGCATATGACATGCATTCTAATTCTTGTAAGAATAGTTTAGAAGCATATGGAATTTCAATATTACAAATATTTTTATCATCCGATTTATAATCCATAAGACCAGTTTTTTCATTAATTTGTATTTTATAAGTAGATCCGTCAAAATATCCATCAGAACGTTTAGTAATAGATTCTTGTAAGAAAGATGACATCCCGTGAGCTAAGACTGCATCTCTTTCCATTTCTCCAATTCTAAAACCCCCATCATTAGATCTACCACCAGCAGGTTGTCTAGTCATATGTTGTAAAGGACCAGTAGTTCTTGAATGAACTTTATCTTCAACCATAATTTTAAGACGCTGGTAATATGTAGGACCAATAAAAATGTTTGTCTTTATTTGTTCACCAGTAATACCAGAATACATAATTTCATCACCATATTTATTATAAATTCCATAACTATTTAATAAATCAAAATATTCATTAATATTATTATTTAAAAATGGTGTAGAATCTCCTAATAATCCGGCAATGCAACACGATTTCCCTAATATTACCTCAAATAATTGATTAATAGTCATTCTACTAGGTATGGCATGTGGATTTACAATAATATCAGGTTTAATACCTTCATTTGTAAAAGGCATTTCATAATCTTCTATTACCATACCACACATACCTTTTTGTCCGCATCTTGATGTAAATTTATCACCAATTGTAGCAGGACGAATTTTTTTAATTCTAATTTTACAAGTTCTTAAACCTTTATTATTTTTAAAAACAATAACTTTATCTACAATACCGTAAGTACCTTTTTTAACAGTTTCACCATAAACATTAACGACTTCTTGACCTTTATCGTTAATAGTTTTTTTACATTTACCAATGATAATATCTTTATCAGTAACGTGTTCGCCTTCTTTAATGAAACCATTATCATCAAGTTTACTGTAATTAGATAAATCTTTTTTAACAATATTTTTCTGATATAATGGGTTAGCGAAATAGGTTTTTTCATTTTTAGAAATTTCTTCTGATGAATCGTAACTTCTATAATATGTTGATTTAAATAAACCTCGTTGGACGGCGGACTTATTAATAATAACAGCATCTTCTTGATTATAACCCGTATATGTACATATCGCGACAATAGCATTAATACCATATGGTAATTTATCAACATCAGTATATTTTGCAAATCTTGTGGTGATTATTGGTTTTTGTGGATAATATAATATATGACCTGCTATATCAAATCTAGTATTATAAGCACTTGAATATACTCCTACTGCTTGTTTGGTTTGTTGGCAAGAGAAGGCATTTCTGGGATATTGTGAATGATGCGGAAACGGGATATTAACCGATAATGCACTCATTATTAATGATGAATGAATTTCCGAATGTGAATAATTCTTATCAATGGAATAAATATCTTTTGCTATGAACGCGTTTTCACTTTCTATGGAATCAATATATTCAATGCAAGCAGCATTATCTTCCAAAACTCTCATAAAATTAGAATTTTCTTTAATTTTATCCAATACATCTTTATGATATTGAGTATCATAAATATTAGGATTTTTGCCATCAATATTATACATTAATCCATGAACCGCTTTACTCCATGTTTCAATATATGAATAATCTTTATTAATTAATTCATTATATTTCTCACCATCTGGGTCAGATTTTAGATAAAACACGGGTCTAATAATTCTACCAGAGTCAGTAAAAATATGTAATTCATTTGTTTTTATGTTCCATGATATAGATGTATTTATATTTATAATGCTATTTAGTTTTAACAATTTAAGATATTTAAATAAGAATGATGGTTCATTATATAATCCAATAAATCTACCATTTAAAAATATATTTGTATTATTATATAAATCATTTGATACTATATCATCTAAAAATAATAAATTTATATCTTTTAAACATTCAATGATACCATTTTCTGAAATATTAGTGGAAACTTTTGCTATAATAGATAAATGATTAATTATACCAACATTACCTCCATCAGGCGAATCAATGGGACAAACGAATCCCCACTGAGAATTATGTAATTTTCTTGGTCCTAATGATTTAGAACCAGCTGGTAAAGGATATGATAATCTTCTAATATGAGATAATGTCCCTAACATAGTATTTCTATTTAAATCTTGAACAATACCTTGTCTTCCTGATATATTCGTACCAAATCGTGCTCCAAATGATTTAGTAATATATTCCATCATAGAGATATTAAATATAGAATTTTTATTATTAATGTTAATTAAATCTGAAATTTTATTACTATCGACTTGAATTTCAGAATATTTAGAACGATATTCATAATCAATTTTTTTAGATAATTCTTTTTTAAAACTTCCCCATAATTCTCTATATAATTCTAATAATAATGATCCAGCCAGATCAACTCTTTTAAATGAATATGAATCTCTATCAGTTAAGTCTATGAGACCTAAATGTGCTAATAATATTTTTCTAATAGAATATCCTAAAAATATAGCTTTGAAACGCAAATTATTTTCGTAATTTGGTAGAAAGTTATTGTATAATACATCTATGACGTTAATAGTTTCTTTACCTTTTGTATGAAAAGATAACATTTTAAACGCACTTTCTTGTGTGAATACTGGTTGGGAATGTTTCATAGATGGCAAAATTAGATCATATAATTTATTTTTAAGATTTAAATCATCCGAATCATAAATAATATGAGATAATATATCTTTATCAGATACTATACCTAATGCTCTGAATAAAATAAATAAAGGAATATAATAATCTTTACCGGATTCTTGTGCGAAACCCAATATTCTAACGTTGAATATATTTTCTCTTTTATAAATTTGCTGACCATCTTTATTAATTTTAAAACTATGATCTATATAATAAATATAATTAGTTCTAGATGATTGAAATCCTCTTGTTGAAACAGATTTAATTTTACCCTCTAATATTACATTATCTACTGATGATTTTGTAATATATAAAATATTATTTACCTTAGTTTCTTGAGATAATACTACTTTTTCTTTACCTCTTATGATAAAATACCCACCTTGATCATAAGGACATTCACCTAATTCAGATAATTTTACAGAATCTAAATTATTTAACAGACATAATTTAGAATGAATCATAATAGGTATAAAACCAATATTAACTTTCTCAAAATTTACTACGACAGTTTTATTTTCATCTATTAACACATATTTCACACCAATATTACAAAATATACTTGATCTATATGTGTAATTATTTAATCTAGCTTGATTTGGATACATATATTTAGATGTTTCATTATCATATAATGTAGGTGAAGAAATAAATATATTTTCATCATTATTTATAGGTTTTCCGTAATTATGTGAATCAGGTTTATCATCAAGCAATTCACCAAAATATAAATGAATTTCATATTTAAATGATATAGTTGATCCGCCTTTATCACCTTGATATAATATATAAGGGTTTTCTCTTTTAATTATATTTTGAATACCATTATCTTTTGAAAATATAAATTCATTAAATGAATCAACCTGGTGCTGTGATTTATAATAAGGTTCATCTCTAAAATATGTGTCAATAATATCCCATACATTAACTTTATCTACTAAATCTTTCGACATTTATTTATATATATATTATTAATATTTATAATTATTTTAACTTAAAATATAAAATAATATATTAAATGAAAAGTCAATTATTTAGAAGAAATCCTGATAGATATATTATAAGTTCTTTATTAGAGATATTTAATATAGAATCATTAGATGATGAAAATTTCTATTTCACAAAACAGGATATTACTAAATTAAACATAATAAAAAAAATAATTAATATTAAAGAAAAATTATTAATATATTATTTACCTTGCAAAGCTAAAATTTACTTAAATGAAATAACAGATAAAAAATGTATAACAATTTTAAGACAATTCTTAAAATATATAGAATATAATTTAAATTTAAAAGAAAAATATATTAATAGTCAAAAAAAATATTTATATTTTATTAAATGTAACAAAGATAAAGTATTAATTACTTTTGATTAACAATATTCTTTACAAATTCCGAATGTTTTCCTATGCCATTTAGTAATACCATATTCTTTTATGGCCTCTATATGTTTTTTTGTACCATATCCTTTATTATTATGGATATCATATTTTTTTAATTCAGGATATTCTTCACATAAATTTAAAATATAATTATCTCTATTAACTTTTGCTAAAATAGATGCTGCTGCTATACTCTTATAAATATTATCACCATTAATTATACATTTATGGTCAATACATACACCATTTTTATCCATATAAAAATTAAACTGATTTCCATCTACTAAAATTGTATCAATATTTATATTATCAGTAATATTATCAATACATTGATGCATTCCTTTTAATGTTGTTTTTAATATATTATCTTTATCAATATCTTCATTATGTATTAATAGAGATGCATTAGCAATAGAATAATCTAAAATATAATCATATGATAATAATCTTTTTTTTAAAGATAATTTTTTAGAATCTTTAATGATAATATCTGGATTAGGATCTTTATCTAACCATATAACACCGGCTACAGATACAGGACCAAATAAACAACCACGACCTGCTTCATCTAACCCTAATTCTATTCTATTATTTTCATAATATTGTTCCATTAAATTAAATTTAATATTATATATATTATATTAGAAGATAATGGTTTTAAGTAACAGATCCAGTGAAATATTATTAAATCAATATAATATAAATAATGCTCAATATGATTATAAATCATTAATACCTAAGAATGATATACCTGATAGAAAACAAGTTTACCATAAAAACATGCTACGAATTTCAGATAAACCCATAATATTAAAGAAATCCCGAAAAAAAATCACAGATATATCAGTTACGAAAGAAGAAGAAGCCGTGAGTGATGAACTAAAATTAGATGATATAGATTCTGGTGAAGAAGATATTGATATAGTTGAAGTCACCAGTGATTCTGATGGTGATAAAGTAGATCATACTTTCTTTGAGACAGATATTGAAGAAGACGTTGTAGACGAAGATGATAATGATAATGAAAATGATAATGAAGGTAATAGTAAAGTATCATCTGATGATAATATCGTAAAAGAAATTGAACAACTAAGCGATGAATTACAAAAAGATTCAGAATCAACAGATGAGACAAAAAAAATAGAAGAAATTAATAATGAAATTATATTTGGATTATTAAAAAAAATTGAAAAATCAAATGACAAAGATAATAATAAAGATAAAGAAAATATTAAAGATAAAGAAGGTAATGAAGATAAAGAAGATAAAGAAGATAATGAAGATAAAGAAGATAAAGAAGATAAAGAAGATAAAGAAGATAAATCAGGTGGGGCAACTTCTAGTATAAAAAGAATTAAATTAGATCAAAAATACGATTTTTTCTAAATATTTTTATCTTATATTATTATTATAATGGTTTGTAATTTGATATATATGGCGACACCCATTTTTGGTGGGTGGGTAACGATGACAGCACATTTATCTCTTAAATATAATTATCCTTTATATAAAATATCAAAATCTGGTAGAAATGAGAAAAATTTCAGAGATTACGGATATAATGTTAAATATAATAATATATCTATTGATGAATTAATAAAAAAAGAAAATTTAATAATTACAGCATTAGATAAACATTATTATAAATATTTAGATAAATTTCCAGATAATACTAAAATTATTATTCATGATCCGAATGATTATAAATCAAAAGAAGTAATATCTTTTTTAAAAAGAGTCCATGTAATAACAATTAGAGAAACTGTTCAGCAAAATTTACAAACGCTTGGTATTAATTCTGAATTTAAATATCATCCATTTTTTGAATATGATAAAAAAATTTATATAAATAATGTTAATGATAAATGTATATCTATAAATCGTATAGATTTTGATAAAAATACACATGATATATTAAGAGCAAATCCATTAATTAAAGATGAATGTAATAAAATATGGATATACGGTAAAGAAAATAGATTATATATACAATTTACATTAATAAAAATGGGATTAAAAGAAGAATTTATTAAATACTGGAGAGGCAGATTTGCGAAAACTTTACCTATTTCTTTTTCAGATAGAGATATATTAAATAATTGTAAATATGTTGTTGATTTATCAGTTATAAAAGGTGATGGAGGTGGTACTCAATATACATTTTTAGAAGCTATTCATCAAGATTGCATATTAATTTTACATAAAGAATGGATAGAAAAAGGAGATTTATTTAAAGATAAATATAATTGTTTTGTAGTTGGATATACTGATTGCATTCAACAAGAATTAGCAGATATTATAAATTCAGAACACATAGAATTAGATGAAGAAATTTTAAAAAATTCAAAACAGATAATGAATAATAATATTAATGTTGTTTGGTAGTGTTCTTCTTTTTACTTTTGTGTTTATGGAGTTTTTTCTTTTGCTTTTGGTTCGTTTTTGTCTTTTTTCTGAATTTCAGTATCAAAATCTGATGTTCCAATTTCTATAAAATCTAAAAACATTTGTATATATTAATTATAAATATTAAAATCACTGGTAATTTCCATGATCATTTCTATGTGGAATACTTTTTTTTATATGGTCAATATGCTTTAAATAAATAGGATATAGAATATGACCTAAAATATAATTCCAATAAATAGGATAATTTGTACTAAGCTTTCCCCCTTCCCATCGTGGTATTGGCGCACCGCATTTGCTTTCTCTGTCATATTTTGCAGAATTTTTTTTTAATTCATCATAAAAAAAATCCAATCGATTGTTTAGCTCTAACCACCATTCATTAACCAAACTAGTATTTTTTTTAAAAATGAAAAATCCTACACCAATTAAATTTTTAATATTTAACATGAGATTATTATGTAATTCAATGTCGTAATTTTCACCTGCATCACATTTACTAGGTATTCCATCGCAATTATAACCTATTGCATATAAATTTGTATCCCTTTGCAAGTCATCAAAGCATTTAATCCAACTACAACTGGTTGATTTGATATCACTATAACCACCACCATAATGATACATCAAATAGCATCTGAGATAATCTGATTTGTGAATACTACTCAGGTAAATGAAGCTTTTATGTATAGGATATTTTAATAAATGTATATTATTTTCATTTATATTTATCACATTACACTTACTTGTTTTTATTAGAGATTTTAATTGCTTATTTCTATTGGCTGAAAAACTATTACCAAACCAAATTGTAAAAATAACTTTATTTTCTAAACAATTTGTGGGTGGAAAACTTTCAAATTCCTGAAAGTTACAAATTTCATAATAGCCCTTATTAATATCTATGTTTTTACCATGTTCAAACTCGTATTTAATTAGTTCAGAATTATGTATTATTTTTTTCTTTGGAGAATATTTTAATTCAATAATATTATATGAATAGTCAACTAATATAAATTTTAAATATTTATCATCATATACTGTAAATAATAATCCTTTCTTATATACAATTGCAGGTATGCTATAATGTGGATGGTTTATCCATTTTCCTTTTATTATTGCTGTTATTGTTTTCATTTGATTGCTATATACATAATATAAACATAATATAAACATAATAATATAAGCCCGGTGGATAAATATTCAAATATTTGGAATTAAACGTGTAGTTATATTAGGGCATTTAAAATGTAAAACGGGTTAATAATCTTTTTCTATGAAATACTTTATTTATCCCAGCGGAAATTAAATCTTCATCATTAAAATCGTATGGATCTAAATAATTTAATTGATCTTTATAAATAGATGTAAAACTATCATTTCCTTTTGCTAATAAACGATTATCGTGGTCATTTAATAAAACGGTCATTGTAGCCTGGGGTATATCACTGGGATGATTTAGACTGACGTTCAGATAGTGATTTGGTATTGATTTGTTCATATTATTTTTTTTCAGAATTTTTTCCCATTCTTCTTTCGTGACATTCTGTCCAGCTCGCATGGGTTCCTCCGCGTCACCTACTTCGCGATATCCCTCAAGTGGTTGAAATTGTATGAAATATTCATTAACGATATCTGCTCTAGTTATATTGAGTCTCCCCATAACATCAACAGTCACCTGTTTTATTTTTGGTAATAAATTTTTAGATTTTCAATTCATTTAAATAAATATTGAAATTTTTTTTATCATCTAAAAAAATTTCGAAACCTTTTGGGAAAGAAGGTGTATCGTTATGATCCTTAGAACTTAATCCTGTAATAATAACATCAATTGGTATACCTTTTTTATTAATATTGTTAACGTAAGCACCATATATTTTGTAATTTTCATAGAACTATACTTTTTTGGCTTCACTTTTATCAGACATCTATGTATTATAAAATATTTTTATAAAATTGTTTAACTAATAAATCTAATGGACAAGGCCCTATATCTAAAATAATCTTGTGAAATGCTTTAATATCGTTATTCTTTTTTAAAAAATCTTTTTTTAAATGTAAAATTACTTGTTCACCTATTTTATAAGTTAATGCTTGTCCTGGGTTAGACGAATATCTTAATATTTGGTTTTTTATAAAATCATCTGAATCATATTTAAAATATTTTTTCATATAATTGAAACATTTATCAAAATCCCATTTAAAATAATGAATACCCGTATCTAAAATCAAACGTAACGACCTTTCAAGTCTATATTGTAAAGAATAATAATATTCAAAATCATTGTCGTATTCATATAAAGATTCGCAATAAAAAGCCCATCCTTCTGAATATCCCGAATAAATTTTATTTTTTATATAGTCAGGTTTATCAGAATTAAATAATAGTTCGTTTTCATAATGATGACCTGGAATACCTTCGTGAATACTTAAAACTAATAATTCATATTTACTAATTTTACTAGGATTTAATAAATTCATATAAAAAGCGCCTTTATTTTTTTTATCTGGTGAAATATAATATGCTACATGATCAGAATTTATTTTACTTATGGATTTTATATTATATAAATTATTTATATCATCATAGAAATATTTATTAAGTTTTTTATATAAATTATTTTTTTGTTTATTTAGATCATTTAATATATCATTTTTACATTCATAATATTTATTATTTTTATAAACATGATCATCAATATCTTTAACTTTAAGTTTATTTGCTAATTTCTTTTTTAATTTAAGGTCTTCTTTAAGAAATTGTAATCCAAAATTATGAATAATATCAGGAGTCATAGTTGACAAAGTATTATATTTGCATAGATTTTCATAATATTTTAATCCATTTTTATAAGTAAATAAACCTATATTTTTATTTGAAAATTTAATATAATTATTTATAATGAAATTATATATTTTTTTAATATTAGTAATTAAATATTTATTAATATGTGTTTTTAATTTATTACTTTTAATTGTTTTGAGATCATTTGAAAAAATTTCATTAGATTTATAAATAAAATTATTAATAATTAAATAATTAATATAAATTTTATTCTTTAAACCTTTATTTAAAAGATTTAATATACTAGTAGTTATAGAGTTCATTTTAGGTAATCTGTTCATAATGACATCTATTTTAGTATGCTCATCTATACATTTTTCAAAATAATAAAATAATATGTTATTATTTATATCTAATAAATAATCATCATTAAAAATTTTGAAAATATTATCATATTTTAAATCATAAAACAATATTTGATCATTAAAATTTTTATCTTTCTTTTTTAGAATTTCATAATATTTATTATCTATATCATTAGAAGATTTAATAAATTGTGTTGAATAATAATTAGGAAATGAATATTTTTTATTATTAAAATTATCATAATAAAGAGTATCATTAGAAGGAGGAAATAATTCAACATGTTCATGTAAGTATTTATCACATAATTCCATATTAAAATATAAAACAAAAAAAATATTATTGAAAGATATTATTAAAAGATATTATTAAAAGATATTATTGAAGATTATTTAGGAGTTAGTTAAGTTATTTAGGCGGAAGATTTCTTAACGCGGCGAACCTTTTTCTTAGGTTCTGGTACGGGCTCAAATGCTTGTGAATATTCTTCACCTGATTCATCATTATCACTATCATCAACTACTGTGTTGGTTGGAGCTTCTGGTACGACATCAACGGGATTGGTATCTGATGTCGCATCGTCATCATCTTGGAGAAAACCAAATCCCGTTAGTGTTGTGGATTGACGAGTTGTCACCATGACTTGTTCAGCACGGAAAGTACAACCAAATTTACCATTAATGACCCAAACACCATTACATTTAAGAATTACATTCATAGATGAACCCTTAGTTAGAACTTGTTCAAGCTCAATGAAATTATCAGTGGTGTTATCATTGATATTAAATTCTGTTTTGCTCGTATCATATACGCTACAATCATGTTTACCGTCTTTCTTTACGACTTTAAACTTAAATGTCGGAGGAAATTTACCGGTTGCTTCACCTGTTTCAGGATCAGTATATACTTTAATTAATGGTGTGTGCATTTGCTCTGATTCAATTGTTTCACGAGTAAGTTTCTTACCATTCTTAAACCAAACGGCGCGTTGTTCAAATGCGACATCGATAATATGCTGATCAAGTTCATTCATTTTATCAATAAAAGATTTCATATCAGAGTCGTCATCGACAAGAGAAAATACCACACCGTATTTACCGCTCGTATCATTATCAGCGTAATACTTCGCATCAAAAGTAAGGTTGACCTTTGGGGTCTGAACGTATAATGGGTTCATGACACCATCATAATTGAGATACGACATTGCGGCACCTTGATTTCCAAATTTTTTGGGTTCAGATAGGGTGACCTTCGAAAGGTCAATATTGGCGGGCTTATTTACGGGCATTTTAGTGTTGTTGTTTAAAGTTAGCTTTTTTTATTTCTTTTATTTCTTTTATTTCTTTTATTTCTTTTTATTTCTTTTATTTCTTTTATTATACTTTATCTTCAAACCCAAAATCAAATTTATTTATTTATTACATTATATATATAAGATTAATCTTTAAATAGGTATTATATAATATCATAAACAACAAATATATTATTTAAACAAATTTTAATAAATAATAATATAAAGAATAATGTGCGAATTTTTCGAAAATAATAAAAAATGTTGTAAAAAAAATATATATGGTCTATTTTGTAACAAACATAAAAGGAATCATTTAATTAATGATAATATAATATCTATTGATAAATTTACTAAGAAGAATTCCGATTATTTAAAAAACGATATAATTTATACATTAAATTATTTAGATAAAAAGAAATAT